ATGCCTGCACTCAAGGAGGATAGACTTTGCAGATTTGATAGCACAGATGATGCTTCTATCTTCTTTGCGAGAGAGTTGGACTACATCAAGTCTAAGTCCTACGACAAGATTTATCCGGAGTTCACTGCTCTGAATAAGTTCCCTATCACTCACGAAGTACCGGAAGGTGCCGAGTCCATGACATACTACTCATACGAGAGAACTGGTATGGCTGCAATCATCAGCAACTATGCAACAGACCTTCCTCGAGCAGATGTTAAGGGCGCACCTTCTACTGCATTTGTCAAGTCTCTCGGTGCTTCCTACGGATACTCCGTACAGGATATGAGAGCGAGCCGTATGGCAGGCAAGTCTCTTGATACTCGCCGTGCTGAGGCTGCAAGATACGCAGTAGACCGCACAACCAACATCATCGCATTTGCAGGAGACAAGAAGAATA